TTGATATCCCTGGGCTACCAATTTCTGAGCACTGGCAGCAGCCGATGCTTGAGCAGCTGATTGTTCTGCTGCGCCCAGGGCTGATGATTTGAACAAAGATGCAGGATTCTTTACAACCTGGCGTGCTGTGGCAGCCAGGCCCATGGGTCCGAAAATGTTGGCTTCGCTGACTTTTTTCGGGCGTTGATTTAGTTCATGTATTTGCATCTGTGCGTCTCACTGTTCGAGTAAACTTGCCCGGATCACGAAGCTTGATTGCATTCAACAGTTTACGATGCAGATTTTCTGCTTGCTCAGGTGTGTAAGTAGCATCGATTTCTTCCAGCAAACGAATTGCGCTGGCAATAACATTGGATGCGCGACTTTCAATGACGTGGCGCTTGTCGCGCTCCACATACATTGAGTCTAGTTCCTCCAGCAGACTGCGAGTTTTCTTTTGCATGACTTCAGGGCCTTTTTGTTATTTACCGCAACTGCTTCAGTTATATTGTTGTATTATTGGGTCTTGATTTGCCCCAACAACTGCTTGAGTTTAGCACTTTGCACATCCGCAGATATTTTGGGCGTAGAATCAGTTTTGGACATAGGCTTGTCCCATGCATGAGTTCCTCCTGCTGGACGATCAGCCACTGTGGAAGTTTCTTGACTGTCACTGGATTTAACATTGGCTTTGGCCTTGATTGATTCCATGATACTGGAACTGGGCTTGCGGCCATAACCAGCGTCACCGTCTTCTCCGCCTTCGTCTGTGATACGCATGGTTTCCATGTTGTATTCCAAGTCAATCTTTTGTCCCACACCTGTGGAACTACGGCTCTTCATACACTGAATCTGATACTTGCCGCGCTCTTTCATGGCACGACTTGTAAAGATACCAAACACGTTGTCTGCTGTATTGATCTTACTAATACCACCTGAAATATGGCTGTGGTCAAATTCAATTTCCTCCACTGCTGATCGATTCAACTGACTTGCTGTCACAAGTAATATGCCTAATTCTTTGGCCAGGTTACGTAGTTCTTCCGACACATATTTGTCTTTGACAAACAAATCATTGGGCGATACTTTTGCACTCACGGGCATCAATAAGTCCAGGTAGTCCACCATCATAAAGTCCACCTTGTGCCCTGTTTGAATTTGATACTCTTTCAAAAATGCACGAACGTCATTGATGTTTGATTGTGCAGGCAGTGCTTTGACTCGATAGCTACCAGCTTTCTTGCCTACTAATCGAATTTTGAGTGCAGCAGTTTCTTTGTCCCTGCGAATATCCTTGGTGCTCATGTTGGTGAGCATGGCCGCTGTTCGCAAACCAGTAAGTTCTTCACTGAGTTCCAGCGTAATGTAAACACCGTGCAAGCCCTGTTGAACCCAGTTTAGCGCGATGTTCATCATCACAAGACTCTTGCCTGAACCCGAACCACCAGCAAAGATATTGAGTTCGCCACGACTGAATCCACCATACAACAGTTTGTCCAGTTGTGGCCAACCTGTGCTCACTTGTCCACCATTGTCAAAATACTTGTTGAACATGCCCTCGGGATCTGACCAAAAGTCTGTGCCTAGGTCCTTAGTCAGACTAATTTGCACAGCGTCTTTGATCAGTTTCTCCACTGGTTCAAACTCGCCTTTTTCCAGCAAGTCTGCGGATTTGAGAATTGCACGTTCTAATTCCTGTCGCTTGGTAAAGCCTTCGAACTCGCCCATGAACCATTCATAGTGCCCTTCGTTGAGTTCTGGCACAGGATTGAGCTTAACGCCAGTGGCTGCTGCAATCTGTGTGCGATCCGGCAGTGTTTTGAATTTGTCACTGTGTTCTTTGACAAACTCTGCTACTGGGCGAAGGCTTCGATCAAAATTCTGCGGATTATAAATGTTCTGAACACGCACATAGCTTTGTGCATCTTCCAGCATCATTTCCAAGAACAGTTTCTGAACTTCAACGTTGTATTCTTTTAGCATGGTTGTATATAATTATAGCAGATTTCACTGATTGTTTTGGTATTTGTGGGGTAGCTGTCTTGACTGAGTTCAACTGCATTATATACATTGAATGTTCGACTAATGCAATAATTGAGCCAAGCTTCTTCTATGATATTGAGTTGTATTTCAGTAGATTGTCCTGCAACAATAGATTCAAATACAGCAAGACATTTTCGTTCGCTGGCAAGGCCTTGATTGATTTGCAAAAACTCCTGATGCAAACTAGCCAGTCTATGCGTGGGTCGAAAATCTAAATTTACAAATTGAGCAATTTGTTGCAGAGCCTGGTAGAATTGACAACTGTCAAAAAAACATCTGAACTCAAAATCATGCCAATGTCTAACTGGTTGCCAGGCGGTAAACATGCCGAGGCCGTGTTCGTAGCTATCAAACATAGCATAAAAATACTGCCTCAACACATGCCTGGGATATTGATCTTGACGGCCGTGATCGCGCTCCAGTGTTTGTAAAAAACCACTGAGCTTACTTAACTTTGATATCTTGTTATAAGTATTGATATGCAAATTTTCGATGTCCAACAACTGGTTGCCTGCACGTAAAAAACTATTAGTAACTGCAATCAGCATATCTTGTTGTTTGGGAACTATGCGTATCACTAGATCATCAGAATCGAATCTGTGTTGTCCGAAACTGTAATGACCACAAGTGGTTATAGGCACGTAAGTATCACTATGATTTTTAACATGGCAGGCCCCCTGACTGTCAAATTGTGGAAGACCAATATCATACGATGAATTTTGATCAATCCAAAAATTAACTACTAATTCAAGATAGTTACCGTGTAAACCACCAAAAAAATCAATACGTCGTTGAGTTAACATTACAATTTTTCTTCTGCCTGAATTTTCTTAGCTAGAGATTTTTTCTTTAGTTCGATTTTGATACGACTTGTTTCTCGAGCTTGCATAATAGTTAACAACGTTGCTAATTTACCAAATTTTACCACAGCATCGTTGACATCCTTGACATCAGCGGGCCAATCTGGCATGCTCACTGACCAACCTAGTTCTACCGCGCGATCCACTAGTTCTAGACCTGCAGAATCTTGGTCAGGCACCACAATGACTTCTTTTCCTAGATTGCGTATGAGTCTGACCTGTGCATCGCTGACAGTGTTGTGCATCACTGCAAGACCATCAATGCTCAATGCATCAAAAATGCCTTCTACTACAATTGCATACTGCCAATTTGCCTGCTGAAATTCTGTGCCAAACACATAACCTGGCTGTGTATGGTTGATATACTTGGGTGCTTTGTTGTCAAGAAATCTAGCACACCAACCCACAATCTTGCCATCGTAGGTAAATGGAATTGTCACATGCGGTCGGACCCAGTGAATGCCATCTGTGCGAATTGTGGTCATTGCCGGAAAGTTCTCAGGCACACATCTATCACGAAGATACTTCCAATAAAATGGATGTTCTTGGGTGATCAATTCACTGGCTGGCGGAAATTCATCAAACTCGTTGAATTCAATGCTGCTGATTGCATTGGCAATTTTTGCACGATCATCTAAGATGCCATGTATGCTCCGATGTCTAATGCTTTCTAGGTTAAGTGCATTGATTTCTGTTTCAGTGACGCCGAGATGTTCTAGAAATTTTGTTGCTTTGTATCCCAGTGTTCTTCCCAGCACAAAACTGGCAGTGTGTCCGCAGTTGAAACAATGATAGCTCCAGCCCTGATCGTTGATTTTGAGTCCACCTCGGCTGCGCTTTTCTTGGCAGCAGGGACAGTTGAAACTGATCCAGCCCGACGGCGTGGATTTACGCTTTGGGGGCAAGTAATCAAGAATATCTAGCATCGTGCTAGTTTAACATGATTGTATGTGATTGATCAAGTGATCTCGGATAAGACTGTGCCCAGTTTCATTGGGGTGTCCATCCTGACAGATCAATTCTCTTTTTTGATTTCCTGGGTGGTCCCTGAACCACATGGTCCAACTGCGACCTGGTTCCATCAGTGTGGGAACATTGGGCACTTCCCGTTCTGCAGGCATGATATTGAATTGAATCATGGGTATGTTGTTTCTTGCTGCAACGCCATCAAAAAACAACACAGCTTGTTGATAGTTCAATTGGTTCAGTGCTCTGCAACTGGTCAATGCTATCTGATATTTGATCATAGTGGCATAATCGTCGGGCACCA